ACGAACTCCATCAATTCCAACATTCTGAGGTGTTGGACTGCTTGAACTGGGTTCGTCTGTCACTACTAAACCAGCGCCTCCTCCGGCATTTATTGAGGCAAAATCCATATCTGAGGGTGTTTGTTGCTCATTTTCGACTGTAAATCCAAGACTGGCTCCGTTTATGGCCTTCTTTATCGTTGCAACATCAAATGTACTGATATCTTCAAAATCTTGTAGAGCATGACCTATTTCAGGCATTCCTCTGGATTGCCCGACCCATTCAGGCTTAAATCCGTGTGCTATCAAACGTCTACCCGTTTTTTTATCAGTTATATCTATATCAACAAATCTAAAGTGTCCTGGCTTGGAATAATCAACCATCCATACCTTGATTGCTTCTTCTTTTCCGTTTTCATCTTTTTTAATTCCATCATCCTGAGCCGATGGACCGGAAGAGAAGGTAAATTCATCACCACGAATCTGATTTGTATCAATAAAAGAAATTTGTAGAGGATTTGTCAGGTTTTTATCTTTGGAATAGGTCAAACGTACAAAAACATCACCGTCTCTTCCAGTTTGCCATTGATATAATCCTTGATTTTGATAAAAATTGTTTATACCCGTTAAATCTGAATCTTTTGATTTTGCATAAAGGTCAAAACGTTCTTTTACATCATTAGACCATTCTTCCGCCGCTTCCCGTGTTATTCCAAGCACTGAAAATCGTGGTGATGGATCTGCTTTAAGACCGTTTCCTATGACAGTGTCATTTTCACGCCTTAAGATCATTCGAGCTGTAATCGAATCTTGCAGAGTTGCTCTTGTATTTTGTCTTAATGCCCAATGATCTAAGATTAAATGTTGCTCATATCGGGCTAATCCTTTTCGAGACTTACCTCCACTGCGTTTTGTGTTGCCTGCTGTTGCAAAATTATGACCTGAATGACGTGCGGAGGCTGTCAATTTCTGAAGATTACCTGAAGAATCACTAGTTTGAGGGACTTTGGGCGTTTTAAAGCTATTTATAAGGGATTTTATCGGATTTCTGGACGTTTTAAAAGGATTTATCATAAACGCCTTGCTTGCTGGCGAATAATTGAGGTGCCGTTTAGGGCACGGCGTAGATAATCACGATAGGAAATAAGGACTTTACGGGTTTTTATTGCTTCCATAGGATTGATAAAAACCTCTTGCGCTCGGCCTGTTCCACTGTCAAAGCTGTAAGATTTAGTCCCTGATAACGAGAATGAGGCTATAGAGGCGTCTAATGCTGCAATATTAGCAAGAGTGGCAGCTAAGTCGCTTTCGAGGTCGGTTTTTCTCTCTTGTGTGATGCAGGTCATATTTAATATTATGAAAGTTTTTATTCATACATACTAATTTTTGAAAATATTTACAAGAGAGTAATAAAAAACACTGTTTAGCAAATATTATTGTTGACAATAAAATACTTATCTGTTAGTTTAGATCATACACTAATTAATTAACTCACACGGGAGAACAAAATGGAAATTCAGGAATTTACAGCTAAAGAATTAGAGTGCATCATTAATATTGTTGATAAAGCACTGAATAATGAAAAAATGGTCCAGGGGTTTTTTCCTGAGTCTATAGACGCAATGAAGAACGGTTTGCATAAAATGGAAACTAGGTTAGATGAATTAATTTAAACTTTGGAGAATATTATGGAATGTGTATTTTGTGGCGAAGAAGGACATAGCGATTGCTCGGAAGAAGTATGGGCAATTGAAGAAAAAATTGGCTATCAATTAATTGACCCCACTCTATCAAATGCAAGAGAAGCCTTAGAGGAATTTTTAGATAATTAAAAATGAAAGCCCCTTCCAATGGGATATCATTGAAATTAGGCAATCCATCACTGATGATTCGGCCTGTGAATTAATTTAAAATTTTGGAGGATGAAAATATGGAAATGAATGTAATATGGTACAATTCTATTTTAAAAATGAGTAAAATTTTTGGTGAACCATTACCAAAAGAACTTTTGAGTTTTGGAGATTTTAATTCTGGATGGGCGATGAAACTAAATGCCACAGATGAAGAAATTGAAAAAATACCACCTTTTGAAGTTATGCCATATTGGGGTGGAATTCCAGCAGGATTGTTAGGTGCAAACGGTGGTATGATGGCTGATGGATCACACGCAAATGAAGATGCTTTCCTAGAATGGCTAGAGCAATAAATATTAAATTTCCTTAATATAATCACCATCCCCTAGCTCTCAATTGTTTCTCAAACCGTGCTGTAATACTGGCACGGTTTACCAATTCTCTCAGCTTTTCCTTACTGATTCCTGGGTGTTTTCTCTTCAAAACGTCTCGATCTGCCACTATTAAGCCCTCAATCCAGAAATCGGAGGCAGCTAGGTTATAAACCATGAGGTCAAGAGCTTCATTTCGGCGTTGAGATAGATTATGAAAACTACCATCTTTCCTCTGTTTTTCTGCCGTAAGCGCTTTAAAGTAACTATCAGGGTAGTCATCCGGTGTTTGGTGACTGTTTGGAGGCTGTCCTTCAATCGGGTCCATTTTATTCTTAAGTTTCCTGTATATCTGTCCTTTGTAATAGTTTGTACGAATTCTGACTATGGCATGACTACCTGAACTAGATAATACAAAGTGCCTCCAATCTGTTCCTGTGCGCTCATCGATTGTCGAAAGTTTCAGTTTGTCTTGTTTTAGTTCTTTGTCACCTTTGATTGCATAGGTCATTGGCAATGGATCACAGAAATTATAAACTGTATCGGTTTGGTTTCCTGAATCTATGAATACCATTTTTAAATCAAACTCAAAACCGTCTTTTCTCTTAAACACAAGCCCAGTTTCATGCATCCACTCTGTTAATCTTTCCCATGCTCCACTGGTGTAGTCATCGACTCTGCCATAAAATATTTTATAGATTATACTCGCTGTTCTAAAGCCTTCACCATGACCTATTACTTCCACCTCAAGACGGGGGAGGCCTTCAAGTTTTTTATAATCTTTGGATTTTGTGAACTTCTTAACTTCTCGGTTTATATCATCATTGTTATGTTCTTTGAAAATATCCTTTCCTTCTTGTACATCCGTTCCCATCGTTAGCCACATTATGCCAGCCGGGACTTCTCCTGAGCTGTAGGTTGAGCGTAATTCGTAAACATGGTCAAGTTTTGGACTCTCACCTGTGGGTTGAAAACTTTTTCCTAGGTAAAGGTTTGTGAAACTTCTCATGCCATCGTCACCGACTTCCATAGCTTCATCATATTTTTTTCTTATTTGAGTAAAACTAGTGAAACTCGGAGGACTATAAAAACTTGGGAGGTGATAAGACCTAAAGTATTTATCAATAGGTTTTGCACTTGGCTCCCAATGCCCTTTGGAAAGTAAAAACTGCTTATGGTGATCGTAAATAGGATCGTGGCAATGGAAGCATTGATAGTATCCATTTATAAGTTCTCCCGCTGTATAATCTCCCTTCAGACCATAATCGCTTTTTTCTGTACCCATACTTAAGAATTGAAACTTCCCACAATTTGGACAAGGAACCATAAACCTTCGTTGATCTCCTTTTAAATATTGTTCATCAATTAAAGATTCTCCATATAATGTTGGGGTTGACATATCAAATATTTTTGCCCTGGAACCAAACGCTTCTAATCTTCCTTCTGAAACAGCCAAAAAATTACCCTCACCTGTTTTTAATTGCCTTGGAGCTCCATCTATCTCATCTCTTATCATGATTTTAATTGAACTTGATCGCATTTTACCGGCTGACTGAGCAGAGGTTAAAATCAATACTCCACCTGGATATTGTTTATACTTTGATTTATCACCTGTTTTTCTACTATGTATTGAGTCTGATTGATCACTGATTAAATCACGAAATCCACAACTATCAATCAGTGGGTCAAGTCGATCACTACTGAAAATTTCAAGCAGATCATCCGTAGCACTTAAGTACATCACCCTGCTTGCACGGCCTCCAATAAAATAAGCTATTATGTTTTCACCACCGGTAGTAGCTGCTATCTGTACACCTTTTTTTATTGCAGTATGTCTGGTTTTACTGAAGGGAGACATATTGTCTATTGGCTCTATCAAATAGGGAGTAAGGTTTATGTCATACACACCTTCTCTAGGGCTGCCTGCCGGCATAACCCTGCGTCCTTGAATGTATTCACTGAT